CAGAGTTGTTCTTCATCTTTTCGTAAACGTGTCTGGTGTGCTTGCACATGCTAGGGGAATTAAATCACTCGCAATTACAGCGCAACTTTTTATTATCTATGTTAATCCAAACCTCATGTGGTCCCGAGTCAGACAAAAATAACTGCGTAACTTGCCATGTACTCATAGTAGTTTCCTTCATGCTCGTCTGTCCCCCTGTTGCGCTTCTACTTCAATTGGTATGAACGCTTCCATAGCAAAGCTTCCCATAGCTGAACCATAAACACTTCCCCAATTCTCAAGAGGAACGTTTGTAGTTACAATCGTTGGAAGCCCTGCGTTAAATCTTGAACGTAGTAGTGCATCAAAAGTATTCTCGGCCCAACCTGATGCAGTTCTATATTCCTTACCGATATCATCTAAAACAAAAACCCTTACATTATTCATTCTATCCGAGTCACCGTATATGCCGTCAAGTAGGATTTGAGTTGCCTCATCCTCGTCAGAGAACTGGGACTTCTGTAGCCTCAAAAGCTTTGGATAGTCCATAAACCCGCCTATGCGTTTTGGGTAGCCTCCGGGGATACCTAAGACGTCTGCTGGAATACCCCTAATAAGGCTCTGCAGGGCCGTAGAAGCCATTGTAGTCTTTCCGTGACCTGGATTACCCACCAGCATAATTCCGAGTCCGCAGGACGGAGATCCGGCCTTTTGGATGATCTCACCATTGATAACTCTGGCTACCCATTTCTTGACTGATTCAAGCGCGGGTGTGGGATCCAAATCAGAGAATTCTTTACCAACGGTTTTCATTGGAAGACCGCACTGTACGATTTGTTTCCGGATGCTTGGAGCTTCTTTCGACAAGTCGTACATTACTCCCCCTCTAGTAGTCGCATCATTTTTTCTTGGTGTGCTTTAAATTTATCTGTTGAGTATGTTGGTTGCTCTGGCTTCTTAACAACTCCCTGAATCGTTGGGTAGTATGAAAAGAATCGTTGCCATAGTGGCTTACCAATACCAAGATCGTTTAGATTACGAGGATCCGCAAAGAACATACGCATAGCCTTTAGAACCTCATAGCGCTGTGTGCCTTCTCCAACCTGCTTGTTAATCCAAGTAGCAAGATACTTGTTGTTAACTTGGCTGGATGTATTTGGAGCAGCCTTCTCAACTAAGTCATAGAACTCTGCAATTAAATCTGTAGTAGACCAAAGCTCCTCTGGAGTATTGATTCTATCCTTGCTGTCACGTTGAGCCTTTACAGGCTTCTTGTACTTAGCGTTTAGACGGGCTTGGCGATCTTCAAGCTTACCGATAGTTCCGGTGGCAGGTTCTTCTTGGCCTCGCTTTGCCTTAGGAGTTTCTTCATCTCCATCAAGATTCCAAACCATCTCTTCTCCTTCTTGGGGCGCAGCCCCTATAGTTAAAGATACGTTAGTATCTTTAACTATATTAGTACTAGTAGTTATATCACTAGTAACTATATAGTTGTCTATGTATAGGTGCCCTGAAAAGCCGTTGTCGGTAGAAAACAGCTTTTTAGCCTCTTCTGTGAATTTCAGACGGGCAATCCACTGGCCGTTATTCTGTACCCGGACAGACTTAACGTACTTAAGATCCTTCAATTCATTGATGGCAGACTGAAGCGCATCCCTACCTTCAGGGAAATCTTTAGTGCTTCGTAATTCGTCAGCCGAAATAACCCGACCCTTTTCAACAAAGTAATAGAAAAGTGATCTGGCTCGTAAAGATAATTTTGGGTTAACAATTGGTCGTAGCATATTTAACCCTCCCTCTTTATCTATACTACAGTCAATCCACCCTGTTTGGCAAACCGCGATTTTGACGTGGGGAGATCCCTACTAGTATTTGCTCTGTAGCAAGGGATACGGTTAGACTTACAAACGTAGAAGCCAAGGCATACACAACTAGATATAGTGGCCTAGTATTTAAATTAAGGCATGCAAGTAAACTGACGATTAAAGCTAACAGTCCTCGCCACTTACCCAACTGCTTGATTAAGCTTTCTACAGCAGTCAATATACACGCTGTAGCTAATGCCGCAATTAGTACTATGCCCATAGATCTATTCTATTCTCTAAATACAACTCTGTCAATGTCGAAGGCTTGACCTGAGACATAGGTGGATGGGCTAAAAGTAACTGTAAGAATTGCATAAGCAGCACCGGTAATAGAGCTTACTGGGAATGAGTTACCTATGTACGCCCAGCGAGTTGTAAGGTTTATTGTAGAAGTTTTAGTTCTAGCCGCAGTAGTGACTACTGAGTTTGCAGACCCTGAAGAATCTGTAGAGTTAGTTGTCTTGTTGTTAGTAAGATTATCTTGGTACACAACAATTACATTATCATTGATGTCATAGTAATCAACTACTAACGAATAGCTACCAAGAGAGTCGGAGTTAACTGGCCTAATAGCCACAGAGGCGTAGTATCCAGCATCTGGAATTAAATAGATCTTGTCAGTTTTAATACTAAAAGGTTTTGCTGAACTAGACCCTGCAGTAGTAACTCGACAGTATCCTTGACCATGAGTCAAGTTATCGGCCAGCAAAGAACCCCCAGAAATTTTTCTAGTCAAAGTTGAATTAACTGCTATCCAGCTTCCTAAATTAGTTTCAAAAGATGAAGCTGGAATTTTTGCACCGGGAAGGTCAGCATACACCGCAGAATCTGTACCGGCATTAATACCCCAATTTGATCCAACAGGTGTGTAGTTTCCTAAAGTGTCATATAACCTACTAATTTTTGTATTGTAGTTAGAAAAATAACTGCTTTTTCCTCCACCAGTACTTTGGGTTTTAGTTGCCCATATAGTTTTAGTTATGCTTAAAGGATTTACTATAGCAAAAGTAGCTGTTAAATTTGGATCTACATACTTATTTACTACCCGCCCATACTCTGCAGTAACGCCGTCTATATGGAAATAGGTAGATGTAGACCCTCCGCTATTTGCTACTGAAACAGTAAAAGGAACAGTAGTTTGTCCCGCTGTTAATTGAACTACTGTATGGATTCTTTTCCAATCAGCAGATTCTGCAGCAGAAATTGCAAAGGTGTTAGACCCTAAAGTATAGGTTGCTTCTGCTTTACGAACATACATAGATATAATAAAATCTTCTCCACCTACAGCAGCAAAACCAAGGTAAGCAGTACCTGTTAAAGACCCTGTAGAACTATAAGTTAATTTACCAAAATGTGAGCCATACTTAGGAGTTACTCCTCCGGTGTCTGTAGTTACTCGGGTGAGTGTTCCACTGCCTGCAGACCAGTCTGTAGTATTACTATCAAAACCGGAATTGCTCATATAATTATAAAGTTCTTTTGTTTCCCTTTTACAGTCTGATGGGGCATAATAAATTTGAGTTAAAGGGTCAGTAACAGTTATGCCCCCGTCGCCAGAAAAAAATAAATCTAGATTACTAGATTCTTCAAGAAGTGCGCCATCTAACCAGTAAGAATCTCCAGCAACATTGTTAGTAAAATAAATGCTCACTTTAGCTAATGGATTTCCAGCATCTTGAGAAAATGGTGGGGTAATAGCCGTTACAGATATCTGTGTAGGGACAGTAGTTGAAAGTGTATAGGCATCACTATCCGTAAAATTTACATCAGAAGTATAGTACTGACCGTCGTTATCAGAAAGAATTGAAGACTGCAATCTAGTGGAAGATTGATTAGAAAATTCAATACGTATTTTTGCAGTTCTAGTTGCTGACCCTAAAACATAAGCACTTGCTATAATCTGTTGTCCTGCATCTACTGCAACCCAATCTGATACATATGCTGCCGTACCATTAGCCGCAGAGGTTAATTTAGCAGCATTGGTTCCGTGAACAATAGCGGCAGTCTTTACAGTATCTTGACTTAAAGAACCATTAATTGTTGACCAAGAACCTAAACCATATTCCATTTCTGGATTAACAAAATAATTTTGTATATCTCCCTTAACATTTACATAAATTTTGCGAGCATCTTCATACATAAAACTATTTTGTGCATCAGAAAATTGAAACATATCAAAATAAACTATATT